CCGAGCGTTTCGCCGGTCTGCGTGCGCCAGCCGGGAAACCGGTCGTTCAGGTCTTCGTGGTGCACCTTACAGATAGGAACGTCGGTATCGCTCTTGTAAATCTGCCGAATGTTGATGATTCGCGGGTCGAGCGTGCTGAATGGCGCGTTCGCTTTTACGCGGAAACGGCAAATCTGCTCTTCCGAGGTTACGAACAGTTTGGCTCGTCGAGAGGCTTGTTTCCTGGCCTCGTCGATGCGCTTGTTAAGGAAATCCTCGCTCCATAGATACGGATTCGGGGTGATGTCATCCGCGAGGGCGCGAATCTCCTTCCGCATCTGTGATCGATTCATTCTGCTGCCCTCACGTTTTGGTTGATCAGCCACGCGTCATAACACCGCGCCAAGGCTGCATAGACCTCGTCAACCGAGATAGACGCGGCGCAAAGTGCTGTGCCGTCGTGTTCACCGTCCTGCATGCTCTTGGCGCAATGGTCCCAGTTGTAATGCAGTTGGTGGCACGGATAACAAGCGGCCGTCTTGGAAGATAGCGCCTGCGTGTGTTTCCAGTGTTTTGTCAGGTTTTCTTCGCTCGAATGCGACAACATGACGATCTTCATGTTGTCTTCGTTTGCCACCGCATTCAAAACACCGGTTTCAGGACCAAACACCACTTGGCATTGTTTGGCGAGCGCCATGGTTTCGCGGATATTGATGCGGCCGGACAGCTTGGTGACTCGGTCTTCTTCCGCCCATCCTGCTTCAAGAATCGCGCAATCCGCATCACCGACGGTAATGAACTGTGCACTTGGCATACCCACAAGAACCTTGGCAATGAACTGGTCCATGTGAATCCAAGCCTTGTGCACGGCAGAACCGGACATGACGAACAGAATCACGAACTTGCCCGGGAACTGCGACAGGTTCTTAGTTGTGACTTCCCGCTCTTCCGGCGTTTCGTAGAACTTACCGACCGGCTCAAATGGCACCTGTGCAATCTTGGCCGTCATTTCAAAGTAGTTGCGGTCGAGCACGGCATGACGCGCAGCTTTTGGCCAATAGTGCAGCGGACGTCCCGGCATGGCCAAGAATGTGCCTTCTACCGACTCGCAAAGATTGATCCAGCGGTCAAAGTGGCGTTTCCATTCGTCCCAGTAGGGGCCAAGCTGGTCGTTTGGTACTTGGTCCTTGCCTTGCAGGATCCACGCATCGACGTGCGGGTCATGCTTGATGATGTCCTGCCCTTTTGGTGTCGTCATTACCGTGACGTGATAACCCTCGCGCTTTAATGCCGGCAGAATGTAGCTCGCCTGAATCATGTCGCCGAACCCGCCGTATCGAACGACGCATGCACGCTTTTGAACTAGCGTCTCTTGGTAGATGTGCACCTTGTCGGCGCGTTTTTGATAGACCTGCAAGAACGAATACTCCATTCCCTCGGACCGGTTCTCGTTGACCAACAGATTCCAGCCCGAGTGCGCGACGCGCAGCATCTTCATGGTCTGAATGATGTCGTCCGGCAGGAAATCGTGTTTGTGGTCCGGGTTCGCGCCTTCGGTCCCGACATTCGGGTAAAAATCCTTGTGCGGGAGATACAAAATCAGGTAGCCACCTGGCTTGATGACTCTCCACCACTCAATAAGCGCAGCGTGATGATCTTGGATGTGCTCAAGCGTGTGGCTCGAATAGACAAAATCCATGCTCTCGTCGCTGAACACATCGAGTTTGGTCACGTCGGAAGTGACGTCCGGCTGCATTTGAATGCCGAACAGTCGGGTGTCGGTGTAGTTATCGACGCCAATAAAGTGCGGAAAGGCTTTGTTTGGACCGCACCCTAAATCAAGACCTTGGCCTTGTGTGTAGGGGACGATCGCCCACTTGACCTTTCCGCTTTCGTTGCCCTGCGGGTCTTCAGCGCGCCACATTACTTCTTGCTGCCTTTTGCCGTCGCCGCCTTGGTCGCGGCGGTGTTCTTGTCGCGCAGCGCCTTGGATTTAGCAGCTTCGGCCAGTTTGTTGGCTTCTACCGAGGCATCCTGGATCGCTTTTGCACGGTCGGTCGCCTCTTTGGCGAGTTGTTCGGCGTTGGCCTGCTCGATGTCCTCGTTGGGAATGTGATTACCGGCGCCGTCAAAGAATTCGCCGTCTTGCTCATAGGCCCGGCCAAAACTGTCACCGGTGATCGTGCCGTAATCCCGGTCTTTGTCGAGTTTCTTCATACCTGTTCACCTTTGTCGGATTTGGTGTAACGGCCGATAGCACCCATGCAGTTGCATGAGTCTTGGTCCATTCCCATGGACTCTTGATCTGCGTGCAGTGGCGTAGCGGAGAAGCCGGTGCCAGTGCCTTTCATCGGGATTGGGCTGCTGTCACCCTGAATCTCGCCGGTTGGGCGTGGATATACTTTCATGGGACCTCCTAGCGGTCGTAGTAAGTGGGTTTGGTGCTTGGAATGACGTTCATCATGTCATCCGTGGCCGGCACGGAAATCGTGATCGGCTGGTGGTCGAAATGGTCAGCTTCTGTGCTTTTGAAACCTTCCATCGCCTCGGCGGTGGTCAATCCGCCAAAAGAAGCGCCAGACGCCCCCGCGAGGGAGACGTCTGACATCTTCATCAACCCAACGGCCTTTTTCATTACGCCGTGTTGGTGCTGTCGTGCAGAACTTCGTACTCAAGCACCAGCGACGCGTTCAAGGTTGCCGAGTTGGCCTTACCCCGGATGTCAACAAAACCGTTCTGCGGGATGATTGCATACAAGTGATCCCGCCGACCGACGTGGTGCCGACAAAAATGTCGAACCCTGCGGCTGCGTTAGTACCTGCGGTGTTGATCAACGCTGCAACGGATTTCAGTTTGCCGCGTTGCAAAAACTGCAAGCGTTGGACTGAGGTTGACGCTACACCGGTCAGATTGTTGATGCGCTCTTCCCGGCGAACGGTGTTGTTTGGATCTGAATAACCCATTTGAAACCTCCAAAAATGAAAAGGGCCCCGAAATGGAGCCCTTCATGGTTTGGTGAGAAGCGCGATTAAGCTGCGCTGTCCCACTTGATGATGCGTGCGTTGACGGCTTGTGTATGAACAAGGCCGAAACCGTTCATCACGTACCATGCCACACCACGATCGCGGCCGTAGTCGCCCGGAATCTTGCCGCGCATTTCTTCCGGAATCACGACGCCTTCTGCCACCGTGTCATCACCAAAGAAGTAAACCCAGTTGGATTGACCGTTGGTGAAGGCGTCTTTCGCGATGTTGGTCTGCTCCACAAAGCGGCAGCCTTCATAACGTCCGATTTCGCCGTTCAGGATCATCTGGAAGCCTGAATCCACATACGAGTGAATGGTTTCCAAGTCGTTCTTGAACTTGCGGAAGGCGGTTGGCCAGCCAATCGCCATGTAGTCATCGGCCATGTATGGAGGGATGTTGCGCTCCTTCATGGTGTCGATGATGGTCTTGACGTGTTCTTTACCTAGTGCGACGTTGTTGGTCGTCGAACAGGTGCCGTTGGTCGTCAATGTGATTGCGCTGGTGTTCGTGCCGGCAGTCGGCGCAACACGCAAAGGTGTGGCGTTGAACTGCTTGTACGCTTGGCCATCGAGGTACTTCTTGGCGTCGTTTTTGAGCGTTTTGTTGATGATTTCTGTTACTGGAAGCTTCGACAGGTCATCCAAGATACCGGTATACGGCACCGAGTTACCGCCCTCTAGCACAGTCATCGTGCCTTGGGTGATGGTGAAGTTCGACTGCGGGATCGTGGTCGTTTCCGTCAAGGTCGTGCCAGCGGTTGCTACATCGCTGAAAACGTCCCAGTGGAATTGATCACCGTGTTTTTTTGCTTGAAGGGCTGCATCTTTCACGCCAGCGAACTGACGGAATTTGACGGTTGGCTGAACCTGAAAACGCAACACTTCCGACAGGTTGTCGGAATACAGGAAGCCACCGGTTGATGCAACGGCCCAAATTTGTCCGGCCATGTTGATTCTCCTAGTGTTTAAGTGGGTGGTGTTTGCCCCCGCGACTTAGCCATTTGGGCGAGCACTTCGGCTCGTGTTTTTGGCGGTGTCAGCGTGGACTGCGCGGTCTGGCTTGCCGACTTCACGTTAGTGGTCGACGTTGCCTGCCGCTTCACATCCAGCCTGTCCTGTTTTGTTGCGGTACTCGGGGTCGGAATCACCATTCCTTGTGCTTCGGCCATCTTGCGGACTTCACTACGGGCATGTTCACCAGCTTCGGTGAATGCCGTAGCGGCGTCTTTGCCCTCTGCTGTGAGTTCGTGGTATTTCTCCACGGACATCTGATACAGAATTGGGTTGGCGACCACATCGGAGTAGGTGCTCGTAAACGCGTCGTATGCGCTTTCTACAGTCATCTGCTGTTTGATCTTGGGTACTAAGTCTTTCGTGAGCTTCTCAACATCTGGCATGGCGGTCGAAGATGCGCCGGTCAGTTGTTGGATCTCCACGGCGAGCTCGGCGTACTTGTCGGTATCACCTTCAAGTAGTGCTTCTGCTTGCGCCTTGTACTTTTCGATCACTTCGGTATTGCTGTTTCCGCTCGTCCCTTCGGATGGAGTGGGTTTTGCTGCTTTTTCCTTCGCTTCGGCCAACAGGCGATCTGCTTCTGCCTTGGTCTGTGTGGCTTCGGTCATTCGTTTGCGCGCGGCAGACTCGATCTGGAAGGATTTGGTCACT